TCCAAAGCAGCGCAGTTGGGCGTGAGCGAGTATGCGGTCTCCTACGCCATCCATGCCGCCGACCAGCGCAGGGCAAATGTGCTGTACATCTTCCCCAGCGAGCGCACGATCTCGGACTTTTCCGCCGCCCGGATTGCGCCGGCCATCGAAGCCAGCGCCTATCTAAAGATGATTGTGGAGAATCGGTCCGGGGGACGGCGAGGGGTTGACCAGACCCAGTTGAAGCGCATCCGTAATCGCTATCTTTACCTGCGGGGTGGCATGGTCAAACCGGATGGGCGGGCACCGCAGCTCAAGAGTATCGACGCCGATGTACTGATCATGGACGAGTTCGACGAGATGGACCCCAGGGCACCGTCCATTGCCCAGAAACGTTTGGGCCACAGCCGCATTGCCGAGGAAAGGCTGATCTCCACCCCATCCTACCCAGGCATGGGGGTACATGCCAAGTTTCTGGAATCGGACCAGCGGCATTGGTTCGTCAAATGCCCGCATTGCGGACGCCGGCAGCAGATGACCATGCAGCGGGTGATCATCGAGTCGGATAAGTTGGATCGCCCGGTGCGCTGGCATGGCATGGAGCAGGGGCGGGCGTTCGTGGCCTGTGATGGGTGCAGCCAGGAGTTGGACCGATTGGGGCCGGGGGAGTGGGTGGCCGCTCACCCAGGCCGAGGGCTGGTCGGCTTCCACATGAACAAGCTCTTTTCGCCCCATATCAGTCTGGATGATCTGTTGGACAATCTCCAGACCACAGACGAGACGAAGCGCAAGGAGGCCTACAATCAGGATTGGGGACTGCCCTACAAGCCAAAAGGGGGCGGCCTGGATGACGAGATCCTGGACGCCTGCAAACGTCCCTACGCACTGGGGGCGGTGGGCGGCGAGCGTTGTGTAATGGGGGTGGACGTGGGCAAGGTTCTCAATGTTGTGATTCGAGGACCCCAGCACCCGGAGACCGGGGTACGGCCCCTGCGCTTTGCCGGAGAGGTGGCCGAGTTTGCGGATTTGGGTCACCTAATTCGTCGCCACCGGGTCAAGTGCTGCGTGATCGATGCCAATCCGGAGACCAGGTTGGTGCGCAGCTTTCAGGCCGGGCAACGGAATGGGGTGGTCTGGCCCTGCTACTACAGCCTGGGGCATCAGGGGATGAAGGGTGAGGAACCGTTGATCTGGAATGACGATGATGGGCGCGTTGACGCCGACCGTACCCGGATGCTGGATGAGACGGTAAGCCGGTTCACCGAACAGGCCAACACGATCCCGGCCAATGCCAAGAATGGGATTCCCAACTACTACGACCAATTGAAAGCCCCAGTGCGGCTGACTGTGGCCAGGGGCAGCGACGGCATACAGGTGGCGAGATATGTGGAGACCGGGGCGGATCACTACGCCCACGCGGAGAACTACTGCACGATCGCCAGCATGAGGCCGGTAGTAACGATGGGTAACAAGATCCCCCAGGGTAAGGTTAAAGGGTGGCGGTGATGGCCGGCTGGCATCTGGACACCGAAGAGACCCGTCAGATACATGAGGAATTGGAAGCCGTGCGCCTGGCACGGCAAGCGAGCATAGATGTGATGGAGCGTCAACGCCTGCGCAATCGGCAGGGCGAATTGACACAGCAGTACTGGCGTCTGTTTTGGGATTCCCGGAGGGGTAAATGACAACCAAGAATCTTAACATCGAGAGAGATAAAGTGCGGTCCCTGGCGGGCAAGCGCATCACCTTTGACCGCAATCAGTCCGGGCAAAGCGCCCTGGGGCTATATGCCATCGAGCCGCCCAATCAGCAAAATCTGGCCTGGCATTTGCAGCGGCTGGATCTGAACACCATCGCCACCTACAGCACGGATCGGCTCATGGATATGCTGGCTGACCTTTCCCCAGAGGTAAGCAAGGCGCTTTGGGACTGGGGGCGTCTTTGCAATCCGGGATGGGAGATCGAGGCGTACAGACCTGGCACCGATACGCCTCACCCCCAGGCCCAGGCCTTGGTGGATGACTTTTTGACCACCCTGACCAATCTCTATGGCACGGTGGACGTGCAGATCAACAGGCTGTTTCTGAACGCCTTCATGCGCGGGGCGGTGCTGGCCGAGATTGTGTTGGATCAAGGCCGGGTGGGTGTGGATATGGTAGCGCCCGACCCGTGGGCCGTACGCTACCGCAAGGAAAAGGATGATGTGCGCGGTCAGGTGTGGCGGTTGGGCCAATTCCAGGACGGGAAATGGGTGAACCTGGAATTGGAGACCATTCGCTATGTGCCTGTCGATCCCCTGTCCGGCACTCCCTATGGCCGGCCCGTGATGTCGTCGGCTCTGTTCTCCGCCCTCTTCCTGCTGGCCATGCTCCACGACCTGCGCCGGGTAGTAGAACAGCAGGGCTACCCCAGGTTGGATGTGTCGGTAGATATGGACAAGCTTATTTCCATGATGCCCGAAGATCTGCGCGATAGCCCTGATGAGGCGCAGGAGTGGATCAACGCCACTTTTACCGAGATCCAGAATGTCTATGGCAGCCTACAACCGGACGATGCCTATATCCATGGGGATAGCATCACGGTCAACCGGCCGGTGGGGGCGGTAGGAACCGAATCCTTGGGAGCCATTGACCCCCTGCTCCGGGCGCTGGAACGCATGATCACCCGGGGGCTGAAATCAATGCCCTTGATGATGGGCAGCAACGAGGCCACCAGCGAGACCCACGCCAACCGCCAGTGGGAGATTATGGCTGCCGGCGTCAAGAGCATCCAGCATCTGGTGGAATCCCTCATGGGCCACCTGCTGCGAGTGATGTGCGAGGCCGGGGGCATCCAGGCGACCATCAAGGTGCGCTTTGCCGAACTACGGGCAAGTGAGGAGCTGCGGGACGCCCAGACCGAAGCCATGAAGATCTCCAATGCCAAGAGCAAGTACGACAACGGTTGGGTCAGCCAAAATGAAGCGGCGCAGGAGGTCACCGGGCATGTGGCAGATGAGTCTGAGCCACGGGTGATTGAGGGGTTGGGCGGGTTGGGACAACTGCTGATCCCTGATCAACCGGACGGGTCACAGCGGGGGCGGAGCAGGCGTTCCATGCTCGTCCACGACCGCAAGACGACCATCCCCACGGGCGCGGACAAGCCCTTGCCCGATGCCCCCGAAGAGACCCTGGATGTGGATGAACTTTTGCTTGCCCTGGAAGAGTGGGACCGGCTGCAAGAGGAGTACACGGGCTTATTGGCTGCTACCCCGGATAACGACGCCGGGGACCTGTGGGCGGCCCTGGCCGGGCTGGTGGGGGCATCCCTGTGGATCTATCGCACGGGTTCTCGGCGCTATGTGAACACAAGCACGGGCGTGACCCTGACCCGCAACCAATTGATTGAGATCCGGGATGCCTATACCCTTCAGGTGCGGGCGGAGGCCAGGAATATCACGGCGGCCATGCTGGACGGGCAGACCAGTCTACAGCGCTGGCTGCTGGACATGCAGGACATGGTGCGCAACACGCACACAAACCAGTTTATGCTGGGGCGTGGCGGGGTGGGTATGGTGATGGAGGCTGACTTGCCCATTGTTGAGGAGATCATCACCGGGCAGTACGGGTATCTGCAAAACTTCGCTGAGGATATTGCCCAGGGCACGGTGAGCGATGGGCGTATGCTGGCCCGGGCCCAGATGTACGCTGATGCCGGCACGCAAAGCTATGAGCGGGGATTGGGCCTGGCCTATGGGCTACCAACGTTGCCGGCCTATCCGGGAGACGGTCAGACGCAATGCCTCTGCATCACCACACCGGCAAGTCGAGTGCTGACTTTGGTGGATGGGTGGAAGCCCATCGCTGAAGTGACGGTGGGCGAGATGGTGCTGACGCACAAGATGCGGTGGCGCAAGGTGACGGCGACCATTATCAAGCCTTCCCAGGGCGGACATAATCAGGTGTTGATCAAGTCGCCCAACGGAGCATGGGTGGGAGCAACGGATACGCACCGATGGTTCACTTCCTCCGGTTGGCAGGACTCCAACGGCATTGTCAATTCGAGCGACATGGTATATACTTTGAGTAGCACGGATGTTCTAGCGTTTGCCAAAGGAAATCACCATGATCAAGTACTGTGTCAAGTGCGGTATGAGGCTGGGAAATCAGGGGAAGACGGATCTTTGCATGGAATGTCGTTCGGTCTGTCAATGCGGCAACCCCAAGGATCGCAGGGCGGAACAATGCCGATCTTGCGGAATGAGCAAGAAGGCGCTCGTACAATGGACGAATCCCAAGACACGCAGCCGGATAGCCAAAGGACTTCGGGAAGCGGGGCTGGCACGCCGGACCACGTTCGACGATCTGTCATGGGAGACGCTATGGCAGGCGAGGCCGCAGGACGGCAGGATGTATACGTGGTATTGGGACGGCAAGCGGAAGCGGACCATCTACCGATACCAGTGGGCTTGGATCAAGGCCAATGGGCCAATCCCTCCGGGCTATCACATTCACCACAAGGACGAGAATCACACGCACGACAGTTTGGACAATCTGCAAATGCTAACATCAACCGCGCATCGGAAACTACACGCGAGGCCGGGGTCGATACTGGCTCGCTCCAAATGGCCGGACCGGGAATGCGAGTTTTGCGGGAAGACGTTCAAGAGACGGGAGCGCAAGGATCGGAGTGGCGAGTATTGCAGCATCGGTTGTTATCATTCAGCGCAGAAGGCCAAAGCAGGAACGAGGTAAGTATCTTCTTTGCTGGCCCAATGGCTCCCGACACCGACCTCTATGACCTGACCGTGGAAGAGGACCATTCGTTTGTGGTGGAAGGGCTGTTCGCCCACAACTCGAACTGCCGCTGCCGCTGGTCTATAACTGAGGACGAAGATAATTTTTTCTGCTACTGGACGCTTTCAAGCGCGGAGCATTGCCCCGGATGCATTGATAATGCGGCCACGTGGAACCCGCTGATCATCCCCAAGGCGCAGGCCCGCAGCCGGGCGGAGTTAGATCGGGTGCTGGATGGGGTAGCAGGACAAAACGGTCATG